CTTTACCACGTCTCGAAAGAGATACTTTGCTTAATGATATCTAGTTGGACCCCAACCTGGCCCCCAGTTTGGCCCCAGGTCCAGAATACCGCATAACTCTGCGGTTCCCCCACTAACTCTTAATCAGCAGTGTTCCTGGCCCCAATCGGGTCAGGAACTGAGGACTTGTGCCATTTTATGGCATATCTCTGCGGTTTTTTAATTGTTGACGCCACTGATTATCAACCCTTAAAATATCCCTATGGATACCCATTCATCCTATTTGATTTAATACAACCTGGCCCCCAAGGTGGCCCCCAGAAACGGAGAAACTAAATGAAATTCACTAAGCAAAATTTGGAAGGTCTTCAGGTAACTGGAACCCGGTATGAGGTGCAGTTAGATGCACCTGGTCTTATTGCCAGGGTCTCGGCTAAAGGTGTGGTGAGACTATTTTTCCGGTACTCATTTAATGGGCGTCGGTACAAGTTCACTGTCGGCACTTTCGTTGGTAGCAACCTCGATGTCTTGAGGAAGATCTATAACGATGCTGTCAGTGCTGTCTCATCCGGTATTGATCCCCAGGCAAAGCGGGTCCAGGAACGTCGTGAAGTTGAAGAAGCAAGGTTCGAAGATTCAAATGCCAGGAGTCTCATCCAGTTGGCAGATGAATATTATGAAAATTGCATCCACGGCAATAACTTTTGCAGACAGAATTCTCCGAAGACCTTGAGGGACAAAAAGGGAATTATCAATCGGGAGATTCGTCACTCTAAAATCGCCAACCGGAACATTAGCGACATCACCAGATCTGACTTGATTCAGTTACTCATGGTCGTAAATAATCGCGGTGCCAAGGTCATGGCGAATCGGGTCCGTGCCTTCGTGTCATCGATGTTCAACTGGGCAGTCGATATATCCTACATCGATGTCTCCCCGGCAGTCAGACTTCCTTCGAACGGTGAGATCTCTCGTACCAGAGTCTTGAATTCTTCCGAGGTGAAAAAGTTCTGGGATGCCATCGACGTGATCGAGAACAAAGATCAGCAATGTGCGGTCCGCGCCCTTCTCCTCACCGGCCAGCGTCGGAATGAGATCGCCACTGTCGAGGCACATGAGATCGAAGACGGCTGGTGGACCATCCCGGAAGAGAAGTCCAAGAACGGTAAGGCCCATCGGGTTTATATTTCAAATGAAGCATGGCCGTATTTCTGGAACGATGAAGGGTATGTCTTCAAGTCTTCCAGAGCGAACCACATCAATCGCTCCACTTTGACTCATATCGTCCCAGAGATAGCTGAAGCAGCTGGTCTTGAAGATGTCCGCTGCCATGACCTTCGTCGTACTGTAGCGACCTTCATCCAGAGTCAGTTCGGTTCAGAGATCATGGACGAGGTCTTGAACCACCAGAAGCAGAACAAGGTAACTGCAGCCTACGGTCTCTATGATTTCGACAAAGAGAAAAAGGCTGCGCTCATCTGGTGGAACAACAAGCTGAACGAGATCGTCAACGGTCGTACTTCTAAGGTGATCTCTATAGCAGCGTAGTTATTTCCAAAACCACTCCAGGGGGGAATGCCGTGATCGCGGTCCATTCCCCCTTTTCGTCTCTGGTGGTTGCAATCTTGACCACGTCCTTATTCTTCTTGATGAGGAACCCCCAACTCTCCAGGATGGGTGGATCCACATCTTCCTCTGGTTCCCAACCTGCCGTCGCAATCACGTCACGCCACCGTATTTTGACCAGTTTGGGACGTTTTAGGGTGTTTCCCCTGGTAGGTCTCTTTTCATGCACGTCAGAGGTCCGTTTCTTTTCTGGCAATACCTCAGAAATGGCATGAAACCGGGGTTTTTTCCATGTTTCTTGCAAAATAAACCCCTCCTAATTTACCCCCAAAAAACGGCATAAACACGCCATTTTTTTTAATGGCCCGGTTTAGCGGGTTACTGGACTTCTTTTTTCTCTAATATGGGATCGATCCAATCGGTGTGGATCTGGTGCCAGACCTCTGGGTTATCAGACCCCAGCCCGAACAACAGACAGAACCTTGCCATGATTGCCCCGCGCTCCTTCTTTGTCCCTGCCTTATGGTAGTCATTTTGATATTCTGGAATTTGATAAGGCACGAGCATAGCGGTATCTCCTAAAGATATGGGGCAAGACGTGGTGCGTTCTGCCGGGTTTGATTGATGTCTGTCTTTGTCAAACAGTAGTTGCATTGAGGAACTCCTGTAGTTCCCTACCCTCATATTTCCGACAGAGATATCTTAGGGAGAGTTCAAGGATGTCGTAGTTGCCGTCTTCGACATCATTGAGAATGATGACGCCCGTCCAGGACTCTTTGGCTTGCGGTCCCAGGTATTCTTCTGTGTGCAGGTAGCAGCTGCCAGCGATGAGGCCACGCTGTACCTGTCCATTAGGGAGTGTCCGCGAAGCCAGGTCTTTGCCTTGCCTGTGGCCTTGGACGAAGCTGAGACCTACGTTTTTCAGGATGTTGTGGCAGGTGCCACCGTAGGGTCTCGAATTCATCGGGTGGTAAAAATAATGGGAGAACCAGATCCCCTCGATCTCGTTGACGGCCTTGAATGGATACACGTTCCATCCATCGAGGTCCAGGAGGTGGAGTCCAAGAATGCCATCCGTAGCTGGATGGTCATCGATATACCGCTGGAGTCTCCACTCATGGTTTCCCATGTGAAAGTGAAATTGTGGAAGTTCCTTCATCCTCTTCAGAGGTTTCCAGAACTGCTTCATTGCACGATTTCCCGCATCGATGTCAGCTAGGATGCGCTGACCTTCAATCTGTCGTCGCGGGGTATAAGTAGATAAAGATGAGAAGTCCCACCAGTCGCCAATCATTACGACATGATCTGGACGGTAGGTTTTGACTGCTTTCGCAATCCAGGTAATGTGTTCTGTTCTAACTTCCGGAGACACCTGGGTGTCCGGAATGACGAGGATTCGCACTCAGAAAGGAGCCGGAAAATTATATCCAGATAATGGTTCTAATCCGATTGCTTCTGGTCTTTGCTGAGTCTGTGATGTAACTGCAGCCCTCGGTGTCACCAGTGGTGGCAACTCTCTTATTGTTGCTCGTTTTACTTTACCACCACCAAACAGTCTCTTGCTTCCCTTGATCGCCGGTGCTGCAATTATGCCAAGTTCCGTTATGCCAAGGAAATGTCCAATCTTCCCAATCAATGAACGTGCCTCTTTGGACCCTACCCATCCGGATCTCGTCGGGTTTATGGGTGGTGGTTGTGTTCTTAGAATTGCCCTGGTCAATCGTCGGATCATAGTGAGTTCTTTTACAGTGAACAGTTCAGCTGCAATCATACGACCGTCTCCAAAGATAAGGTCGGCAACTGCTTGCTTGAAATTAATACCACTAAAAGGTTTGCCGGGATCTGATCCACGGGCAGCTTTAAGGAGTCTGAGGAAGTAAGCCTGTCGCAGGTTCTGCCAACCTTCTGAGGTTGCCAATCGACCCTCATCAAACACTCCTGTTACTGGGTTTGTCCCAAATATCTTCTTGAGACGTTCGACGATTCGGGATCCATCAATTTTCTTAAATGTCTTACTGGCACCCAGGATGGCATTGATTGCCTGATCTCCTGTGTAGTCCGGATCATCGATCATCTTAGAGATGACACGACCCACAACATCGTGTCTATCCTGTGGCAAGAATTGTTTGGCGTATGCTGTATGCAAACCTTTGGCATGTAGTAACGCATCAAGCACAGTATCGTCTCCAGTCACCAAGGCTTTATCAACAAGACTATTCATCCAATTGGAATATCCGTTCTTAATTAGGATAGCTTGTGCTTTATCAGCTGGATCTAAAGTTCTTGCAACGAATCGAGAGAGTTCTTTTCTAGCTTCGTCCAGCCAGCGGAAGTTTGGAGCAATACCGGTTTCATCAATTTTGGCAGCGATTCCTTCCAGGTATTTAATTGCTGCAGCAGACTGACTTCCTTCTTGTGCGCCCGGTATAAAGACATCAGTCAGTTCCGGTTGTCCTTTTGCAAGTCTCTGTGCGTGGAATCCCTGGAGTTCGTCATCAACGAACGTCATCATGTCGTCGAATGCTTTCGGTTTCACTAAAGCCTGTTCTGACACTTCCTCGTAAGCTAGATCGACCTGTTGTCTAGCTGTAC